CTCCATAAGATGCAAACGTAGTTTTTTGATGGGGACTTCCAAACTCATCTATTGTTACATTATTTGGATTATAATCTACATAACCTAGCTTGGCTAAATCTGACATTGTTTCAACGTATGTTTCTGGATCATTTGTTTTAGCCCAGTTAAGATAATTTTCTCTTTGCATTTGATTATTCCAGTCTGCAAATTTTGAATTACTAATTTTATCTCCTACCCAACTTAATGCTGTTATAAGGGGACTATAAACAGGAGTATGAACTTTATTGTCTCTTGTTATTCTTGGTTTTTTAGGAGGTACAACGCTTATTGGTACATGCTCTCCATGAGGAATATGAACAGGGGTTTTTTTAACAGGACCCTCTGGATGATGATCTCCTTTTGTTGGTCCGGGATAAGTTTTTGGAGAAGAGTATCCGGGTTTGTTTCCAGCTATAGATGTCTCTTCGTGTGGATTGACCCCACCGTATTTTAATCCAACTCTTCCACCTTGAGCTAGACTTACGATTCCACCATTATTAAACATAGCTTGACGAGCTTTTGCATAAGCTGTTGCTTCGTCATCTCCTTGTTCCATGTACCAAGAAGCCCATTCATCTACAAAATTTTTTCTTGCCTTTAGATAACCTTCATGACCGGAAGTATCTATTTTAGTTTCAGTTTCATCTATAACTTCATCACCAATAGCATCAGCTCCCATAGTAAGTCCACCTACTGTAGCGGCTTGTTTCCACATAGGCCATTTTTTAAAAGCTCCATAAGCTTTTCCCCAATTACCCATACCAGCTGACTGACCAAACATTGTAGGTCCAAAATGTCCAATGCCCAACATTAAAGCAGCTTTACCTATTGGACTTTTTAATACTTTTCTAAATGGTTTAGTAATTTTGGATAACAATCCCATAATAATTCCTTATAATTTAATGATAGCAGGTTGAAGGGTAGTCCTGAAAACCCTAATCTATATGATATTACTTAATTTTTCTGCCTTCGTCAATGAATCTTCCACGATAAGCAAAGTCTCCATGATGGGTAATATAGGCGTCAACATTGGCATAAATCTTACCACCAATAGCTGTCCATCTGTCACAGAAAGCGTAATCTTCGCCTACAAAATCTCCTGTTTTTTCATCAAAAGAAGTGTCAAAGAAATTCCACATTTCTTCTGTTCCTCCCATGATTCCATTAACCAAATGTTTTTGTTTAATAAGTAAATTAGGGTAAGCTTTAATCATCTTTTCAAATACTTCTCTTTTAATAAGCATACAGCCAGCTGGTCCTTTTTTAATCTCCACTAAACCATCTACACTTTCAATGTTATTTTTATCAGGGAATTCCATGCAATAATAGTAAGGACATTCTTCAATAGGTCTACCGCTTTTGGCTGCCATATCTCGAGCCTTATCCCAGTTCACAGCTTTCATAGGGTAAGGAGTAAGTACAATATCTTTGTCGGCTTTCATCATCATTAAAATAGAAGTAGCATCAAATTCAATATCTGAATCAATAAATAACATATGAGAACATCTAGATTGTAAGAAAGATTGAACACACATATTTCTCCCAGTAATAATAATGGAAGATCGAACCATATGAAATTGAGGTATAATATTAACTCCTTCAGATAAACAAAGACTTTGAAGTTCTAATAAAGATTTAACACAGCTTAATTTTATCTCTCCCATGTTAGGGGTAGCAACAAACAAATGTTTATCTAAGTATCTTGGAATATGAGTATCAACTAATTGGGTTCCATCTACTTGATTCTGCTCATACAACCTGGTTTCAGGTTGAAATTTATCATCGGTTAAAAAACTATCACTGGCTTTAATCTTCATGAGGAATTCCTTTTTTCATTAAAGCATTATTTAAAAAAGCAATCCATTCTTTAATCCTTTGATCCCAATCATAAAAGTGTAGGAAGTGTTGTCGTTGATTAGTTAATCTATTTTGTATATCTTTTTGAGGTAAAATTCTTTTTAAGTATTTAATATGTTGAGAATAATCTACAGCTAGTTGGTTAGGTACATTATTATAATTTACATAGAATCCATAGTCGCTACATGTTTCATATAGTGCTCCAAAATTTGTAACTAATGCAGCACATCCTGCAGCCATTGCTTCTATAGCTGAGTTACATGACGTCTCTTCCCAAATAGAAGGGTAAGCAAAGATGTGACTCTCTTGTAAAGCCTGTAATACTTCTTCATGAGGAGCGTAACCTTTAAAGTTAACGTTCTTCATAGATTTAGCGTGCTCATATATAGGTTCATAATACTTATCATTAACTTCTTTAAACTCATCTCCATATATTTGAGTAGAGCTATACACATCTAATGTAATATCTTCATCTTCAAGGAAATGCATAGAGGCTAACAATACATTTAAACCTCTCCAAGGAGTAATGTGATGAATTAATTTTAAGGTTTCACCTTGTTGGTAGAATTTTTTAGGTTGCCACTTGAATTTTGGTAAGGCGTTTTTAATAACAAAACAACGAGAAGTAGGAATATCAAAATGCATCCTATACTTTTCATAACTCCAATGAGAATTAAAAACATAGAAATCATATTTAGGGTGGTTCTTCTTATTGAGAAACCACGGTCTAACGTTGGGTTGATCATAAGAATTTTTTAACCATAAAATATTTAATCGACTAGGATCAATAGGATGTTTTTCGGGAACGGAAGTAGTAATAGAAATCTTCTCCCAATAATGTTTAGGAAGTCTCTTTCTAAGTTCTTCCAACTGTATTTCTGTTCCACCTTTAGCTTTCATTTGGGTTCTTTACTGTACCGCCAACTAAATCAATGTGCGGTGCAATAATAGTTACATCTCTCCTTATATGCTCTCTCTTTGTATCAGTAGCTGGATTATCTACATCATCATCAGCTTCTTTGTCTGAATTATATTCTTTATTTGTTTGAGTATTCCATAATTTAACAATAGTTTTTCCTCTATACTTAGGAACTTTTTCACCATTGATCATAGCGTACCCTAAAAATTCACCTTTTTCTTCAAAGCTCATTATGTTCTATCCTGTTCTAACACACTAACAAAAACGTTAGCAGATGTTACGGTTGTTGAAAATTTTAAAGAATCTGATTCTTCAAGGACTAATATACTACTTTCGTCAGCACTTAGAAACTCTTTTTTTGTAGCAGATGCTACGGATGTTTCACCTTTATATACAAAATCAGCACTAGCACTGTTATCACGCACACTTAAAACCCAATTAGTGGAAGCACTAGGATGAGTATTATAAACTGACACGGATTTTACTAAAGCTACGTTAGCAGTTGGACAAGTATATACAGTAGAGACACTTGTAGTTGCTACTCCAGTAATATTAATTTTATATTTATTAGCCATTTCTTCTTTTCTTTTTTATACCTTAATTTGTAAACAAAGTAAAGGCTTCCATCTCATCCTTTAATTGTTGTTGATACGTAGTGTTTAATTTTTGTACAATATTTTGCACGTTATTTGAAAGCCCTTGAACATTAATTTGTTCAAACTTAGGTCCCAAAATATCTGTTATAACTTCAACTATCTTTGCCATTATCTTCTGCCTCCTGCATTAATGTCTAATCTAAATGTACCCATTCTCCAACTCTCCCCTGTTCCTACGTTTCCTACTTTTAATGCAATTTGTCTTGCACGTTTTCTAGTCCAAATTTGAGTGGTACTGGTAGTGGCTGCGTAAGAAGTAGAAACTGCAGCGGCATTAGGAAATGTTTTAGAATTTAAATAAACTTTAGCGTCTCCAGTTTGTTGACCAAAGTCAGGAATAATTCTACTAACTCTCATTATATATTCTCCTTGACCTTGAATACCTTCTTGTCTGCTGATGTCATAGTCTCCGGATTCTACATAGCCTTGAATAGCTGTAGTAGTTCCATTGGCTTTAACTTGATCTGTTCCTATATTATGTTGCCAAAAATAACTGGCTCCATTAGTAACTCCCCCTACACTTGGGTAAGTAGGTGCTTCTCCTGTTTCATATTCTGTTGCATAAGGATTAGAATAAATTCCTTGTTGGACCCATGTAGTTCTATCTAAAGAAGATGTGTACCAAATAGGTCTATCAGGAGTAGATTCTAAATAGTTATAAGTGACTGATCTATCTACATAACTAGATCCACTACTACAATAAAACCAAGTTACCTCTCCAAATATATTATCTACAGCTGCATGAATTTGTTGGTTGGCACTAGCATTAATATCTTCAAAGACATAATCTTCTACTAAACATAACATACTTTCGACACGACCTCCTGCGAATCTAAAGAAACCATTAGGTCCCATCCAATATGCTATACCATCAATCTCAACGGCAGCATGTTGACTAGAAATTCCACAGTTAGTACCTACCTGGTCAAATCCAAAAGTAAATGGAGGACCAATAAATCTCATAGTATACATAGCTGTATCTGACCAGATATATAAAGCTGTTCTTCCAGTAGTACATGCCATTAATTTAGAACCATCAGGTAATGTTTGACTACCTGCTGTATTAGTTGCTGTTGGAGTGTAAGTATTAATATCTTCTTGATCAGAAAATCTTACAAACATTTCATTTACTGAAGTTGCAGTTCCAATTGTTTCTTCTGTTCCAATAAATACTAAGTGCCTATCCGGAGTAGATACCATCATATCTCTAGAAGCTGTAGGCGCTCCTGATACAACTGTAGCTCTTACAGACAGATTAGCAAA